CCCCCAACCACTTCTCCCCCAAGTGCTTCTCCCCCAACCACTTCTCCCCCAAGTGCTTCTCCCCCAAGTGTTTCTCCTCAAAATGCTTCTTCCCAAAGCGCTTCCCACCCAAGTGCTGTCACCTTTATAACTCTTTTGAAAGACAGTCATTTTGTCTCCCTTTTATTTTCTGAAAACCCATGTGGGCTGGCATACATGTTCTATCGCCCCATAGGCAATCATAATGTCGCTCGGGATTGTGTCTTCCTGAGACGGAGCTTTTCCTGTTGCCGGCCCCGCTGACTCAACCAATGTAGCGTTGGTTAAAACCACATAGTCTTCTGTTACCTCAGCTACAATACCGCTATAGCTGTAACGGGCGCACAGTATTTCTACTGGCTGGCCTTTTTTAGATGCTAGATATTGTTGCACTATTATCACCTCCTTCCAATACTAAAATAGTTTAGACTGCATTCCAGCCGTCTCAAAAAATATCTCTCCCAAAATCTTCTCCTGTAGGTGATGCGGCATTGCTTTAGAATGGTGGTACTCTTTTGCAACGGTAAAATCCTCTGCCGTTTCTGCCAGCCAATAGCCAGTTTGATCTGAACCGATAGGCTGGCGGTAAAGGGTGAGTAACTCCATTTTTAGCTGGGATAGGCTTTTTTCATTTAATGGCTCTATAAAACGAGAAGGCGCACTGTTCCATTCTCTCATGCAGTCCTTACGGCTGATAGGGTTTGTCCGTTTATGCCTTTTTAGGATATCTAGAAGTTTCCTATGTGTCTCTGTCATTTTATATCTCCCTTTTTTGCATATGCTTCCTCTTCCTGTTGCTCTGCAAATTCATCTTGTATGAGGTAAAAAACATTGATTGCAGTATCACTTCGATATTTTGTATTGCAGTCTCTTGTCTCAACTATAACTTTCTGTGGGTCTCCAAAAGCTTCATCAACCATATCGTCTAAAGTTTCTTGTATTAAATCTATCTTGCTTTTTTCGTCTAAATCAATTTTCTGGATAATAGGCATAATTCTTTCTTTAATTTCATCAGGGTCTAGTGTTACGGAGATGACTGCTGTGTCTCTAACGTATACATCAATTTCTTTTGTCATTTTTCCTCCAAGAACACCTGTCTATTTTTCCTAAAAGACGGCCAGTCAAAGAGCAGGATTTTCCCGTTTTCCATAATCCTGTCCAAGACTCTCTCTCCAAGACAAAATTTTAAAGTATTAACGTTACCGTTAGAGGTAATAATGGACGGTCTCAAGTATTCGTAGCGGTAGTCAAGAACATTATAAAACAGAAGCTTTTCTGTCTCAGATCCGAACTGGACAGAAACATCATCAATCACCAGCAGGTCGCACGTTCTATAGTCTTCCAGCGCCTCTTTTTCAGACTCTTCGGGGTGGTTATTCCAAGAAGCTTTAATTCTGCTGAGCAATTCAATTCCTTTAACGAACTCTGTTTTTACAGAGTCGCCAAGAATATTTGCAACGGCTGCCGCTAAGTGGGTTTTCCCAGTTCCTACAGTTCCTAGCAGGATAATATTCGGCGATCGTGTGTTATGGAAACCTGCTGTGTATTTTTCCATCCATTTTACGTTTTCTTTCTGCCCGTCGTTAAAAACCTGATAGTTTTTGAACGAGGAGTTTTTAAAGCGAGGTCTTATTGGCATTTGCTTTTCCTTTGAAAGAGTCAAGCAGTATTTTCCTGATAATATAGGAAAGTGGCAAGTCCTGCTGATCCGCTTTTGTTTTTATCATGGCGAATAATTCCTTCGTGATCCTGATACCTACCCATTTTTCTTTTTTCATATTAACCCTCCCCCCTATTAGAATATTTTCCCTTTTTTAAAACGGCACATCCTCTTCAATATTTTCACAGCGTGCATATCCCGCAAAAGGAACAATATTGATATCGTACTCGTTCCCCTCACGGTTTCTTTTTGGAAGACCGTCTGCATCTCGTGCCTGCTCAACTTTTACAGTTAAAATACATCCTTTGCCTATCAGCATAGATGGCATTAAGTCTACGGCGTTATCTACGGGTAACCCCAGTCTTGAGCAAACGAGTTTTACCCTCGGGAAAGCCCGCTCCGTAAAAAACAGCGTGTCTTTTAATATTGTGCCTTTATAGTTTCCATCAACAATTTCAAACACGAAAACCCAAAACTTGTTGCCTGTAGATTTTGCGACACATTCTTTCACATCTACTACTTTTACAATGTAGCTACCGGCAGGAACTAGTTCAACGTTTTCATTATCAGGAATATTTGGAAAATCAACGAATACCATTTTTTTACCTCCTCACTTTTCAAGTTTTTTGGAAAGAAAGTCTAGGCACTTTTGAGCTAATTCTCTAGGCATTTCTGCCCATTCTGTTACGCCCGCTTTTGCTATCACTTTATCTTCCCAGTTTTCCTCCACTTTCACGATCTCGATTAACCGCCTGATAGAAGTTAACTGCTCAGGGGTGATAAGCTCCACAGCAACTGATTTTTTCTCTAGAAACTTTTCCCCTCCTTCAATACGGGAAGCAAAACTTTTGTATGTCCAATCAAAAACAGCATTTTGAGGGAACGTCTGATACCGGCTTTTACGGACAATAGCTGACCGTTTTTCTCCCTCTAAAACAATCTCCAGCCATAAATCTAGGGAATACTCCTGTTTAGGGTCTCCGTCAAAAGTTGTTCCTGCATAAACCACATCTTTCCCTACCCGTGACCATTTATCAGCCGCGTGGCAAATCAAGATCACGTTCATATCAACCCTTTCGAGCCATAACATCATCTGGCGGGTAGGCTTGTTCGCTTCCTTTTTATCTCTGCCAAAATCACTGCCGCCGGTTTCTTCGGCTTCACTACGAGCGATGTTATACAGTTTGCTGAAACTGTCTATTACAAGGGTCTTGTATTCATGCGGTGTAGTAGCAAGCGCTTTAATTTCTGCGATGACTACTTTAAAATCTTGTGAACCTTGTTCCTTTCCAAAATATACCGCACCTGCTTTTTGTAGCTTTTCTGTATAGTGTGGCAACGTAGCCCCGCCTTCGGTGTCAATGAAATAGCACTTCGGCCAGTCTATCGCACCAAAAGTTTTCCCAACGCCAGCTTTCCCGGAAACGATAATCTTCGGTTTGCTTGGTAAGATTACTGTTGGTTCTATTGCTTTAAATTTCTGTGTCATTTTCCCTCCTTTTTAATTTTTTCTTCTCTTACTTTGTTGTTTATTCTATCACATTGATTTTAAAATGTCAACAAAACTTAACAATATTTAACGGCAGTATTGAGACTCATAAGCGGCCTCTTCCCTATCTTGGCAGTTAGTCCGCCACGCCTCTTCTACGATAGCCATAGCGTCCATTTTAGAAAGCTCTGGATAACGTTCTTGAAAAAACACGAATACGTCTTCTAGGCTGTTCTCCCCGTCGCAAAACTGTTCGTATGCATCAGAAAAATACATGAGGTTTTTTTTATTTAGCGCCACTTTCCTCCCCCCTTCCTTCCCAACCCATAGGCCGTTGTCGTCATATTCATCTCTCCAGTCTTTTATCTTTGGAGTCAGACGAATCGTCATAACTTGCCCATCCGTTTTGTCTCTTACGTCAAAAATATGTCCCTCGAGATAACAAAATTCTTTTTCAAATACATACTTATCTCTAAGGTATTCCCTCATCAATAAAATAAGTTTCATAGGGAACCACGGTTTCAGCGGATTGCTTTCAGTAATCCCCATTTTTTCTCTTTGTTCAGTCTCTATTTCTTCAATTAATCCTTCTCTCATTTTCCCTCCCTCCTTTCTTTTTTAGTTAAACATAGCCCTGAATGTTCTGTAACAAAACTGTGCAATTTTTAAAAAATACTTAATTCTTATCATAATATTTTATCTCCCAATGTTGCCAAAACAGATTTTGTTCTGAAACATTTATGGCAAAGGAAGAAAATCCCTCCAGCCGGATTTTCAAAGTCCAGCAAATTTTCGGTGTCTTTGCAAAAAAGACAACAACGAGATTTTTGCTTTTTCTTTTTCAAAAAATCAGACATTTTCATTAGCATTTTTCATCTTTTTTCTTGCTTTATTATATTCCTGAAATATCTTATTCGCTTCCGATTGCGGCAGCGCCTTTGTTTTTAAACACATACCACAAATTGAAATAATTTGTCCATCCGCAGTACGGAGATGGTCTAGGTTTTTCTTTTTGTTACAATAGATGCACTTATGGCGTTTTTTCATTGTTTCTCTCCTCCTTGCTGTTTTATAATGCTCTTTTTTATCCCCAGGATGCCCCAGGAAGGCACTTTCTGCTCTGGCTTAGGCGATAACCTTTAGCTTCCAACAGGCACTACGAAAACATGGTAGCCGTGCAAGCTGGCTATGGTTACAGCCTGAAAAAATAGCGTGGGGCGGTAGTAGTCATCTAGTGTCTGTGCCCATATTATAAAGTCTGTAATTTTTTCAAAGATTTTTTCTTCTTTTTTATCTTTTGTTATTTTTATCATTGTCCCTCCTTTATCCTCCTTTATCCGACTTTTTAAGCAAAGCAAATTTTTAGCTTTTCGCTTTCTACTCTATAGTTTTTGACTTTTGTCTCTTTGCTGGCGTCTGTCCCTTCAAATTTTACAGGAATTTCTAAAGTTTCCATTTTCGTTTTCCTCCTCTCCCCGTCCTGAAATTATGTGATTGCATCTTTGATCCACGCATCCTCGATGTTTGTCGCGCTTAAATCAACGCCGCGTATATCCGCATGGCGTAAATCTGAACCACGTAAATCTGCATTTTTTAAATTCGCATTTTGTAAATCTGCACCCATCAAATTCGCACCGCATAAATTTGCATTTTGTAGATTCGCATTTTGTAGAGTTGCATTTTGTAAATTTGCTTCCTCTAAATCCGCATTTTGAAAATTTGCGCAACGCAAATCTGCATCGTGCAAGTCTATACCCTGTAAACTTGCATTTTCTCCTTGTTGCGCCTTTTCAAATTGGCGATGGACAGTGGCATTATGAACACCCTTTGCCTCCTCCAATCCTTTTTTTATTTTGACCAGCAGGTTAGAATACCTGCTCATTTTTTCTATTTCTTCATTCATTTTCCTTCTCCTTCTTTCCCCGGCGCTCTAAGAGGCCGCCTGCAAGAATGTTTCTCTCTCTACTATCTCTTTGGAACAAAGAGGCCGCGCCGTGTATCCTTTCCCTCAGTAAAAGACTCTCCTTCCATAGAGACCCCTTTATTTTCTATAAAAACCTGCCTCTCTCTGTCGCAGGGGTGGCAAACAGAGTACCTAATATCTTCGTTTGTGTAAAAAATAGCATCCCGTCCCTCTATAACTATTCCTCCGCAATCCGCACACCTGCCCACTTTTTTCATTACTATTTCCTCCTTTCCTCAGTTTTAATACCAAGGATGTAATTAGTAGCTTTCTGCGCCTGTCCAGCTGCCCAGAATATCCACTTTTTGTTTTCTCTTAGTTTTTCTGCCCAGTTCCGGCAATAGGAAACAGAGTTAGAAAACGTTTTTTGGTCTATTCCGCTATGGCTTGAAAGAAAACTGGCCCCAATCTCTGCAACGAGTTCCTCTTTTGAGTATTCGTGAGATCCAAACGAGGCTACGGCTGTTAATGATTCCCTGTCCAGCCGTTTTTCATGTCCTGTGCTATGTACAGCTTCATGGAAAAGTGTTAAGTAAAACTCTTCTTTAGAAGAAAAACTGTTTTTCACAGGCATTAGAATTATATCTGTTACTGGGTTATAGGCAGCTTTTGAGGAGTTTTCAGCTAAGGAAGGTTTATCTTTGTAGCTATCAAAAACAGCCTGCGCCTTTTCGATAGGTTTAAAATCAATTTTTTTCAATTCTTTATCAATATCTGCTTTGATTGTCTCTGGCAGCCAGCATTGCGCTAAGTTAAAAACCCTATAGGTTTTTAGGAAAGGGATTTTATCTAGCTTTCCTGTTTCCTGATTTAAAAAATCAATAAAGTTCCAATAAATAACCTCTGTGCTTTTTTCTCCTAACAAAATTCTGCCTCCAATATCGCTGACCTGTTTAAAGGTGGCGAAGTAAGGCAAAGAAAAATCAGAGAGGTTTAGAAGCAAAGCATTAATCCCGTTATAAGCCTTTTTAGAGATAAAATTCTGCGCAGGCTTACCGACCCATGGCTTTTCCCACGGGATGCGTTCTCGCTCTAATGCCAAAATTATCTTTTCTGTAATTTCATTATATGTTTTCATTAAATCAACCCCATTTCTTGGAAAGATTTATATCCCTCATGAGAAACAATCACGTGGTCAATGATTTTAATCTGCAGCATATCCCCTATTTTTTTAAGCGTTTCTGTCATCCTTATGTCCTCTGCGCTAGGAATTAGTATTCCTGATGGATGGCTATGCACCAGAATAAAGGCGGCAGCGTTGGAAAGCAATGCCCTAGAAAATATTTCCCTTGGGTAAACGGCTGTTTGGTTCAGGGTTCCTGAAATTTGATATGAACCAATAAATTTATGCTGATTGTCGAGGTACAGCGTGATAAAATATTCACAGTGCGCATCCTCTAGGTGCTTTTTCATAAACTCCGCAACGCTGGCGGAGTTTTTAAAACTTAGCGTTTGTGTTTTAATTTCACTCTCTTTAACAAGAGAGAGCTTCAGGGTTGGTATTTTATATGTCATTTTCCTACTCCTTTAAATATTTTCCTGTTCGCAAAAACCTCTCGGTTTCTTCCTGTTTTCATTTTTCTTTTCTCCCTTCCCCGGCGCTCTAACTGGCCGCCCGCAGGCTGTCCCGCCTTCCGCCGGCATTGCTCATGCTCCGGCGGAGGCGCCGATAAAAAAATCAAACTTGAGGATTATTTTTTGCAAATTCAAAAATTTCACCATATTTTTTGAAATGTTTTTTGCAGTAATTTCTAAAAAACCCGGGAATAGTTAAACACCGTTTTTTTCCGTGCAATTCCTCACGGATTTCGTCGTCCATTAAATTTACAACGGCGCCCCAAAAAAATTCCCGATCATTTATTTTCACGTTTGTTTTTAGCAGATCCTCATTTTTTTCAATTATTTTGATCATTTTCTACTCCCTTCCCCGGCGCGCTCAGTGGCCACCTGCGGGACTTTTCAAATTATCCCTTTCATTCAATTTTTTCCATTCACGGCCTTGTTTGTCAGCCTCCTTTTCAATAAGTTCTTTTTCAGAAGAGCAGTAGGGAGTGAGCTCGTGTGGAATCTCTCCATCCAAAGATGAATATCCGCATGCGCAATATACGGTGATCATCTCGTTCCCGTTGTAAAATTCATCGAAGTCCTCTCCATGATCCGTTATTTCTTTCATTTTTTCTTCCTCCCTTCCCCGGCGCTCTCAGTGGCCGCCTGCAGGATTACCATCTGTACAACAGTGTAGCACGATACAACACGATGTCAAGTGGTTATTTTTTTTTATTTGCATTTTTTTTGATGATGAACATCATATGATTTGCGTCATAATCCTAGCAGGCCCTGCGGAATCTAAAGGAAGGATATATAATTGGCTTTCCCTATCCGGATAATAGACAATGATAATTATATATGATTATATATATGATATTTCTTAGTATCCTAGTATCCTATACCATTGTTAGTTATAGCTATATATATATAGTATTTATATATTAGCTATGATATATACTTAGTAATATTTAGATATATACCTAGTTATAGATACTTATATCTTATATATATCTTAGTATATATCTATGTAGTACTTAGTAGTAATACTTAGTTATAGTATCAGTAATAGTTAATAGTTATATGTTATGTAGTAGTAGTACCAGTATAAGTATTATCATGACATGTAAGGATATATATCATTATAATTGGTAATATACTTAATCATTAATAGTTATCTATATTAATATACTTATCTTTATCATTATCAGGATATATATATATTATTAGTATGTCATTGTATATAATATATAATTATATATGATCATACCCTAGGGGTGTACCCGGCTACCTCTTGATCCTGATTGACCGAGGATAGCCGTGGCCATATCCTCACTCACAATTTATCAGACTGCATTTCTCAGGTTTACAATCCTTACTCATATATTCTCAATAGCAAGAGGGATTAGAGGGGAGTATAGGGATAGGGTAAATTAGAAAGGACTAGTAGGGTACATGGATTATTTTAGATAATAGGATAGTGGAAGACAGGGGAGGCAAGAAGTAGGCTAGGGAGTGCTATTGCGGAAGAAATTAGGGGTAGTGATGCTAAGGGGGATAGGGGGCAGGGATTAGTAATGGATATTGACAGTCTAGAAAAAGATGGTAAAGATAATTGCATGGGAAGAACGGGGAGCATATTAAATTCAGCAGGAGTTATAGAGGACAGGAAGAGCAAGTTAACGATTCGGATGAGAAAGTTATTAAGGTTATTAACGGACACGGAGCACACTGTAATTGAGGCATGCAGGGAGAGCGGGTTAAACAGGATGACGTATTATTCATATTTAAAGAACCCGTTATTTGCTGGTGCGTTAAGGGACTACAGGGAGAGGGCGATGTTAGCGACAGGGCCAAAGATAGACCAGATTTTAATTGAGAAGGCATTGAGGGGGAACATATCTGCGATACGGACATATTACGAAAAGCGTGGAGAGATTAAGGGGGAGATAGAGGCAGCACCTGTGGCGATAAATTTAAATATACCAAGACCTGTTTCTAGGGTAGGCGAGCAAAAGAGAGAAGAAGTGGTAGTCAGGGAGGCGGCAATAAAAGAGACAGCTGAGATTGAGGCAGAGGCAGGGATAGGGGCAGAGGTAGAAAAAGAGACAGTAGAAGCGGCAGAGGCAGAGAGCAAGGAAGGGATTAGCGACAGGGCAGGAGTGCGAAGAAGGATTATAGGAAGTTTAAGAGACGAGCCTGATCTGGATACGGATTTAAGAGAGAGTGAGACCATAGGGACTTTATGATAAAGGCTGACCGTTTAAATTACGATATAGACATTACATACACACCAACAGAGAAACAGAGGTTAGCGCATGAGGACAGTCATTTAGAGACGGGGTATGGGGGTGCAGTAGGGGGAGGTAAGCTTTTACGAATTGATGAGCCTATTCCTACTCCAGCAGGATGGACTAGTATGGGGGCATTAAGGGAAGGGGATGCGGTTATTGGAGGGGATGGGAAACCTGTTTTGGTAGAAAAGGTTTTTGGATTTGAAACGCCTTTTTGTACATGGAAATTTATTTTTGATGATGGGTCTGAAATAGAGTCAGGAGAAGAGCATCTTTGGTTGACATTTAATAAGAGTGAGTTATCGGCCTTAAGGCGCCGCGGGGATAGTTTTCGGGCAAAGCGAAGGCTTATAAGACCGAGTAGAGGCAAGGGAAAGAAACCATGGCTTGCTCTTCGTAACACTTTAAATCCTCTTGCTATTTTGCCTCCTCCTCTTGGGACAGTAAGGTCTACAAAAGAAATTGTAGAAACTCTGAAAACAAAAAAAGGACATACAAATCATGCTATGCCTTTGGCAAAGGCATTAGATTTACCTGATATCTTACTGCCTCTTGACCCTTATATATTGGGATTGTGGCTTGGTGACGGGACAAGCGCAAACGGAAGCTTTACGACAGCGGACTTGTTTGTTGTTAAGGCATTTTCAAGATTTAATCCCAACAAGTTGTCTGATAAGTATGGTTATGGAACAAAGGGATTGAGAACAATTTTAAGAAATATNGGCGTATTGGGAAACAAACATATTCCGCAGATNTATTTGAGNGCNGGGAAAAATCAAAGGCTGGAGCTTTTACGAGGGTTGATGGATACGGACGGGACGGTATGTTCAAGCGGCTCTGTAGAGTTTACAAATACCAACAAAAGATTGGCTTATGAAACTCACGAACTAATACTTTCATTAGGCTGGAAAGCTAGGTGTGTTGAAGGAAAGGCGGCATTGTACGGAAGATATATCAGTCAGAAGTGGGATATAAAATGGACACCTAGTGAATATGTCTTTCATCTTCCCAGAAAAAAAGATAAGCAAAAGCTTGCTACACGTTCGGTAACAAAATTTAGGTATTTAGTATCTGCAAAACCAGTGCCGCCGACAGAGATGAGATGCATTAGAGTCGCTAATAAAGACGGTCTTTATTTAGTAGGGCGGTCTTTTCTTGTTACGCATAACACCGTTTGTCTTGTTATGGAGGGGCTGGCGTTATGTTTAGAGTATCCCGGGAACAGAATATTTATGGGCAGAAAGATTGCAAGGCATTTTAGAGAAACGACACTACAGACTTTTTTAAGAATGGTACCGGCTGGAATTTACAAGATCAACGAGCAGAAGCAGGAGATAAAAATTAAGGCTGGCAATCATACTTCGGTAATTCAGTACGGTGGTTTATTGAATCGAGAAGAGCTGGACAGGTTTACGTCTGCGGAATACGGTGCGGTGCTTATAGACCAGGCAGAAGAATTAGAGGAGCAGGACTTTATAACAATACTAAGCAGGCTTAGATTTAAATTACCGAGCGGATTAGCGCCGCATTACAGAGGATTCTTTACGGCTAATCCCCGTGCTTGTTCTTTTAAGCAAAGGTTTATTACTTCTCCTAATCCAGACGTTCAGAATTTTATTCCTTCTACGTATTTAGATAATCCTCATTTAGATTCTTCGTATATTCCTCGTCTAAGGGAATTATATAAAAACAGACCTGGATTAATCAGTGCGTTTTTAGAAGGCAACTGGGATATTTTAGAGAGTTCCAATATTGTCATTAAGACAGAGTGGGTGGAGAAGGCCAGGACTGCTCCTGAGGGCGGTAGGTACATGGACAAGTGCGGTGTGTCTATAGACCCTGCAAGGTTTGGGGATGACGAAACAGTAATTTATGGGTGGGCAGGAACAAAGCAGACAGAGCAGGATATTTACGGCCAGAGGGATTTAACTTTTGCGTCAACGAGAGCGTTAGCTCTTTGCAGGAAAATCAAAGGGAACTTTATTGCCGTAGATGGGGACGGGTTAGGGGCAGGGGTGGTAGATATACTTCGTTCTTTAGAGATAGAGCCGGGAATAGAGATTATGGAGTATAGGGGCTCGCAGAGAGCTTCAGATCCTTTGAGATTTTATAACAGGCGGGCAGAGGCTTACTGGACAGCAGGAGAGCTTTTCAGTGACGGAGTAGTAAGTATTTTTAATGACAGTGCGATTTTTTCTCAGTTAACTGGTATAACATACACGTATAGCGGGGGAAGAATATTGCTTGATGATAAAAAAGATTTTAAGAAAAAATTAGGGCAGTCTCCTGACAGGGCAGACGCCTGTGTGATAGGATTGTGGGCATTAAAAAGAGCTAGGAGCGCAATGGGTACAGATTTAGGAAATGAAAAAACGTCTTCGCAGAAATGGGTGGAAGCAAGGGCTGATGAGAGGGACGGCATAGGCATGTCCTATGCAAGCATGGAGGAATAAAAATTGCCAAAGCATAAAGATTTATTAAAAGAAAAAAAAGATTTAATAAAAGAGGTTGTTTCTAATTCTGATTTAAAGAAGTCTGAAAAAGGTTTGGAAAGTTTAGAAACTCAAAAGCAGACGAAAGTTATAGATATAGGGAAATTTATTCAAGAGCAGCACGCTCAGTATGAAGAAGGACTAACGGCTTCAGAGCTTTGGAAACAGAATCAATTAAAGTGGTATAAGAAAAGATACGGCTTACGCAAGACCGTTACGTTTCCGTGGCGGGGTGCCAGCAATCTTCATCTTCCCTTACAAGATAAAACAATCAGAAAATTTAAACCAGAGTATGTCTCTATTTTATGGAATACATCTCCGGTGTGTAATCTAGAATCTCTGGAATCCGAATCTCTGGAAGCTGCTGAAGAAGCCAGCTGGCATTTTGACTGGCTGTTTCGTACCCGTATGAACGCCTATGAGGATGTTCTTCTTATTACCGATAAGCATTTACAAAAAGGATTTGAGATTGTAAAAACGGTTTATGAAAGAAAAAAAGAACCTAGATTGATTCGTCTTATGCTTTCTGAACTTAAAGAGATGATATCTAAAAATCTTATAAACCAGCAGGATGCAGATGTATTAGAAAATCCCGGGAAAGTAGAAGTTATTTTTCAGGTTCTTTCTAATAATTTTGGTTTTGACAGGGAAGACGCTGTGGATGCAGCGAAAATGCTTTCAATAGCAGTTTCTATATGGAGTAAAAAAGAAGCAGTCGAGTTTAATATAGATCAGGTTGTTTATGACGCTCCTAAGCTGGAGGTTATTGATCCTGAATACATCACTGTGCCTGCAGATACGAAGGCTGTTTTTACCTTAGAAAAAGCACGGTGGATAGACCATAAATTTTACGTTACTCCTGAGGAAATGATACAGAACAGTTTAAGCGGAAAATGGGATAAAGATACCGTAAACGAGATTCTCTCTCAGATAGGATATAAGAACATGGGAGAGGATAGGAATATAGACGGGACTATTATTCCTGATAATTATATTGAACGGCAGACAAAGTCCCGTGAAGGACTTCAGATTATGGGAACAAAGCATCATATAATTATTCATCAGGTATGTCTTTGGTATGACAGCGACAGCGATAATGCAGAAGAAAGACATATTTTAGAGTATGCGGAAATTTATCAGAAAAAGGAACTGAGGTTTATCCGCTATCCCTATAACATGGCTATGTGGCCGTATGTCAGAGTCCCGTTTGAGGTTTTAGATGACGGGTTTTATTCAAGCAGAGGGACGGTTGAAATTGAAGACCCTATTGCCACTGCTTTAAATGTGCAGCATAACCAAAAAATAAATAGGCAGACGTTAGCAACGACACCGACTCTTATTTATGCTCCTGGTAATTTTAACCCTTCAAATATGAAATTTATTCCTGGTCAGGCTGTACCCGTAGCGTCTCCTGTAAGCCAAAATGCTCATTATCTTACTCACCCTAATGTAGACGGTTCGTTTATGAACGAAGAAGCTATTTTAAAAGGATGGGATGAGGAATATATAGCATCCCAAGATTTTGGAATAACTTCTCCTTCCAGCATCTCAGGAGCGCAGAGGGCGCGGTCGGCAACAGAAATTTCTCAGGTTTCCCAAAATAGATTAAGTGTGCGAAGTCTGGATATCCAAATTTGGAAGGCTGCATGGCAGGAAATTTTTAAACGTCTTTGGTTTTTGTGGATGCAGTACGGGCCGGAAAAGGTTTTTGCTTATGTAAACTCCGAAGGGAAGTCCGTAGAAATTTATAAAGATAATTATAAGGGAAACTGGAAGTTCTCTCCAAACGGAAAGTTTGGCGTTTCTGATCCTCTTATAGAAGCGCAAAAAGCTGCCAGGCGGTTTGAGGTTTTAAAAGGCGACCCGATGATTAACCAATACGAGTTGTATAGAGAAATGCTTATGCTGGATGACCCGCGCAGACAAAAGAGGCTCTTAAAAACGAAAGAGCAGTTAGCGCAAGAACAGCAGGCGGCACAGCAGGCGGAGATGGCTAAATTACAGATGAGTATGCAGGGGGCAAAAATGCCTCAGGAAAAAGGCACTCCAAGCGCTGCCAGGCCTCAGCAGATAACCGGTGGGCAGAGGGCTGAACAAGCAATGGGCGGTATGGGAGGATAATTTGGGAAGAAAGAAAAAAGTAGTTTTGAAAGTTCCTGCAAATCCAAAACAAGAAGAAAATGTAAAAACAGATATTAACAAAGAGATTGACGTTGAGAAAATCTGTAATCAAATAAATAACGGGACTGCTGAATTAAGGGATGTTGCTTTTATAGGAACGGTAATAAAGGATTTTACACAGACTGCCTCTTATAAGATTTTGAAGCGAACCAATGAAAATCAAATAAAGAATTTTTTAACAGGTGGAAGGCTGGGCGGTGAATCCTCAGAATTTCGTTTAGGCCAGATGGAAGGCATACAAATGGGTTTTGAGAATCAAGTTACCGCGTTAATAAATTTGGGTATAGACGCTTATGAGAAGCAAATGGAAGAAGGAAAAGAAGATGAGGAGAACGAATAATGCCAATGCACGCAAAGCATAAGTGGATACAGGGAGCTATTAGAAAACCCGGTATTTTTTCAGCACTGGCAAAAAAGCATAATATGAGTACAAAAGCCTATGCAAGAAAAATGAAAGGCGCAAAAGGGAAAATGGGGAAAAGAGCCAGGCTTGCTATTACCTTGATGAGATTCAGAAAAAAAAGATAAGGTATTTGTATTTATTAAAAAATATGATATATAGTTAATTTAGCGACCTTACCGCCGACCTCATAAGTCGTTAAACTATGCAAGTCCCTCAAGACTCTAAACTGCGTAAAGATAAGGAGGCTTCTCTTAGCCTTAAAAAGAAGAGGTACGGATATGCCAGAAGCAGCAGTAGATGAATCAGCAGCGGCAGCAGCAGAAGAAGCAGTAAACGCTTCTAGGTTAGAAGCAGAGGCAGTAGAGGCGGAAGCTAATGCGGCAAAGGCGGCAGAAGCAGCACCAAATGATCCGGCCGCACCAGCAGAAGCAGATAAGAAAAAGTGGCAGGAGTCTGTCCAGAAAAGAATAGATGAGCTTGTTGCGGAGAGAGAGGTTGAAAAACACCGCAATCAGCTTCTGTCTAAAGAAATAGAAGGCTTAAAAGAAAACTTCAATAAGGGGAATGCGCCTGAGTGGACTATAGAGAAAGTCAGAGATGCTTTAATGAGAGCAGAAAATGGCGATGCCGAATATGCTCCTCATAAAACATTGCTTCAGGAAAAGCTTATAGACTTAAAATCTGAAGAGAAATTTAATATTTTAAGAAAGCAGACTGCTAAAGAGGCTGAGGCTATGGCCTCTTATCAAAAAGCAGTCGCTGAATTTCCTGAGCTAAGCAATACTGAAAGTCCATTGAGAAAAAAAGCGAATGAAGTTTTCAATCGGTATGAGCTTTCAAATGTAAAAGACAATCAATATCTTGCTGCTAAACTTGCTTATCAAGAGTTAAACGAGCAGGACTTTAAGGCAATAGGCGTACTGAAAAAGCAGAAAGAAAAAGCAGACGCAAAAGCCTCTCTCGCTACAGGCGGGGGAAAACCTGCTTTAAGCAGCACTGCCGTTTTGGATAAACTTAGAGACGCTGCGGAATCTACTGGAACGCAACANGATTGGAATTTGTATTATCTAAAGAGAAACGAACAGAGAAAAAAATCTTANTGGAGGTATACATGAANTGGTTATCTACTTTTCTTATGATGACGGNAACAGGTTAACTGATGTACAGCGTGATGTAGTAACNATCACGCCGACAAAAACACCTTTTTTGTCTAGCATCAGAAAAACGAAAGCATACAATACGCTGCATCAATTCCCGCAGGATTCTATGTCTGTGAGAAACGATAATGCTGTTATTGAAGGTGCGTCTTTCTCCAGCGATACGCTAACAACGCCGTCGTGGAGAGTAAACGCTACACAGATATTTGATAAGGTATTCGATCTTACATCAACAGAGTTATGGGTTAAGGGCGCAGGCATTGACAACCAATATGCCTATCAGCTGCAAAAGGCTACTAAAGAAATTGCTACTGATATTGAAACAGCTTTGCTTAAAGGCAGCTTTGCTTCTGGTACAGGTTCTTTAGCCCGCAGACTTGCAGGTGTTCTTAACTGGATCAGTACAAATCTTACCGCTGTTGCTTCTGGCACAAAGTTGACCGAATCCTTTTTTAATGGATTGTCGGAGCTAGCATGGGACGCAGGTGGGGATATTGATAAGTGCTATGTAGGGTCTACTATGAAGCGTGCTATTTCAGGTTTTACCGCTTCGGGAACTAAAAATGTTGATCTGGCCACAAAAGCCTTGGTTAATACTGTAGATACCTATGACAGTGATTTTGGTAAATTAGAAATTACTCTCAGTAGAGATATCAATAATGCCGCGAACGATTGTTCTGTTCTCATTATTCAGGAAGATTTAATGAGAATGGCTATCGGTGAAGAAGTGCATGAGCTTTCATCGGAAGAAGTCGGCCAAACGAAACACGCTAAGATGGGTGTAATCCGTGGAGAGTTGACTTTGGAAGTAAGAGCGCAAGCAGCGAATAGTTTAGCGACGGGATTCTGGAAAATAATTGGTTAGTGATTAGGCATTAGGGGCAGGAGAGTAACTTCTCCTCCCCCTAATAGTTCTTAAAATGGGGGCGTAGTGTCTGGAGAAGATGAATATAGAAAGTTTAAAGAAGAATTAGCATCATTAGATCAAGAATTTAATAGAGACATAAAAACCCTTCCTGGTGTTACGATACCTGATAATATCAAATTAGAAAACCGCTTTGATACTGCTCAGCTTTTAAAAATAGGAGAATGGAAAAAGGCAGGATTCAGGGATTTTCTTGATCATAACGGACGCATATTCCCTATCCATCCGCTGGATGATTTTGAAGCGATTGTAAAACGTTATTTTGAACTTTTCCGAGAAGAAGCCGAGGCTTTTCTTAAACAAATAGAATTGCAAAAAAAACTTCTTCATAAAGAAAGCGGTATGTCCAAAGAAGGGAATATGATGACAGTAGCTTCTATTCCGTCTTTAATCCATTGCGCTATACGGTGTGTAGATGCCGAAGCATGGTTTAAACCGAACAGAGAAAAAACACTGGAGAAGTTTCTTAAGATTGCCCCAAAATTCTTTTTAAGCTGTATCCTTATTCTATTTTCTTTCTTAGGATGCACAAGACGAGAGTGGATAAAGTTTGCAGAGGACTTCCAGTATTATCAACAGCAGGAACAGTATCGGAAGCAGCAGTACCTTCAAAAGGTGGAGGATTATGGTAAAGAACGGCTTTACGAAATGCGCCAGGCTCCTACATTGAAATTTAATCCAAACGACAGTACATGGCAGTATGTCAGAGAAGAAGAAAGATTGAGATTTAATCCTATGTCTGGAAAATGGGAATGGAAGTGAAATGCTAAACCTAAATGGGAAAGAGCATAGCCTAGCTCTACACATGATTGTTAAGGACGAAGTGGAGGATTTGAGCAGGTGTCTTAAAAACTGCGGAGATTTATTTGATGAAATTGTTATAGGGTGGAACGGCGGAGATAAGGATATGCGGGCATTCTTAGAAGAGCAGTGCAAGGATAAAAGATTTAATGTATTTGAATTTGAATGGGATGGGAATTTTTCTTATGCCAGAAACCTTGTTTTGGATAAAGTAACATCTGATTTTGTTATGTGGCTTGATTCTGATGACACAATTTTAAATCCTGAGGTAGTAAAAGAAGTAATAGAAAAGTCTTTTATAAGAGAAAATGTCGGTTCTTTATGGAGCGTATATCTCTATGATTTTGATGAAGATGGAAACTGCATAGATGAAATATGGAGAGAAAGGATTGTTCGTAGGGGGTGGTTTAGATGGGATGGCGAATTGCATGAGTGCATGATGCCTGTTTATGACAGCCAGATAGTCATGACTGATACTTTTAAAATAAAACATAATGAAAAACATAAAAGAGTTGCAGAGAAAGCATCAAGAAACCTTAAAATAATAGCTGATTTATACCAAAGGCAGGTTGACGAAAAAAGGGTTGACCCTAAAGTTGTAATGGACTTAGCAAGGTCTTTGCAGGGTCTTAATATGTTAGAAAATGCAGTTTTAGCATGGACAGAGTTCATTAAGGGTACGCAGACAGACGACCATAGGGCTTATGGATTTGACCAGCTCGGGTACTGTTACACTATGCTAAAAAAATACGATCTTGCTATAGAGTGTTTTTTAAAAGAGGAAGCATTGAAACCGTACTGGCCAGACCCTTATTTTGGGCTTGGCACGGTTTATTACTACCAAGAAAAATACCGTGAAGCAATAACAGCATTTAGGCTTTCTTTACAGCTTCCGCCAAGAATAGGGCATACTCTTCCAAACGATCCTGCTAAGTCTCACTTTAAACCAATGCGGTTTTTAGCTTTTTCCTATTTTTATGATGGGGATTTTGAAAAGTCAGTTGAGTATTGCAATAGGACTTTAAAATATAATCCGAGCTATGCAGAAGTATTAAAGTTGAGAGATTATGTGGTATCAAAAATAAAAGAGCGGGACTTTGCGGATATGTACCTAGCTCAAATGAAAGAGCTGGAAAAAACAGATACAGAAGAAAAATTAAAATATATGGCTTTGTCCGCTCCTTCAATTATTACCAATCACCCTGCTGTAGTACGGGTAAGGAATAAGTTTTCTAATATTATAAAAAATAATAGGGTTGTAATTTACTGCGGGCCTACTAAGGAACTATGGAGTCCCATAAGCACAAAAACAGGCATTGGCGGTTCAGAAGAAGCGGTTATAAATATGGCAAAGGAGCTTTCTAGGCTTGGATATTATGTGGATGTGTACTGCGACTGCGATACTCCCGGACTTTATGAAGGAGCTGTTTGGCATCAGTACGAATCTTACTTAAGAGACGAGCCGTGTGATATTTTTATTGCTTGGAGAGGCGCAATTTTTATAGATTTTGCTCCTAAAGACAGCAGGGTTTTTCTTTGGATACATGACGTCCAAAAACAGGAATATTATACACCTGCAAGGATTGAAAGAGTAGAAAAGATTATGGCTTTGTCAAAGTTTCACAGGACATACATTCCTTTTGTTCCAGAAGAAAAGATTTTCTATACTACAAACGGGATAAATCCTGAACATTTTAATATCAGCACAGAAAGGAATCCTGATTTATTTGTCTATGCTTCTTCTCCCGACAGAGGATTAAATGTTGTTTTAAATCATTGGATGGAGATAAGAAAACATTTTCCTAAAGCATTGCTTAATGTTTTGTATGGGTTTACAGTTAACTTTGATGACTTACATAAAAACAATAAGGTTTTAATGGATTTTAAAAGAAACACAATGGCAAAACTAAAAGAGTTAGAGGATAATGGAGTTATTTACAGGGGACGTGTAGGACATTTAGAGCTGGCAGATATTTTTTGCAGGTCATCTTGGTGGTTCTATCCCTCAGGGTTTCCAGAAGTTAGCTGTATTACTGCAATGAAAGCTCAAGCGGCAGGGGCATGGCCAATCTGTTCTACTGTTGGGGCATTGCCTGAAACTGTGAAGTTCGGGAATTTTCTTGAGGGAGATTTTAATAATGACATGGTGCAAGATGGCTGTATAAAAAACGTTCTTCCTATTCTTGAAGAAGGCATTTCTCCTGAAAAAAGGCAGGAGATGATGGACTACGCTAGAGAAAATTTCTCTTGGAAAAAGGTTGCAGAAAAGTGGCATGATTTATTCTCAAAAAAACAAGCAGAAAAGGAGCTTGCTTTAAAATGAGGGTTTTGGTTTCTCAGGCTAATATGCACGGGGATTTATCGGCTTTATCAAGGGAGCTGGTTACTGGTATAGAAGCAGATATAAAAATGGATACTACCGATCAGCACGGTAATCGTTTTGGGTTTGATGTTAATTGGGACAGGATGCACTATGACTATGATTTTGTAGTAGGAATGGATGAGGATGCTTTTTTAGTGCGACCAGATTCTCTTTTAAAGATTATCCGGTATATGAATGACAACAATATTGGATTTGCAGGTATGCCAGAAAAGGGAGTTTCTAAGCACAGGGATTTTAGCAGTAAGTATATGAATCCGTTTTTTGTTATTTTCAATATCGGTATTATAAAAAATGTGCCAATGGATGAAAGTGTTCTCAGAACCTATGATGGAGATGCTTCTAAAAGGGAATCTTCATGGGGAATTTTTGGTTATCTAAAAGACAAAAAAGTTTCTTTTTTAGATTTTCAAGGCCATGACCACGCAGACGGTATTACGACAATCTTAAAAGATTTAGAAGGAAAAGATTTTCTTTATCATACATGGTATGCTAGAGAGTGGGACAGCGAGCCGCACAGAAGCCGCATTATCAATATCTATAACGAGGTTCTAAAAATCAGAGATTTAGAGAAAGGGGAGCCATGAATTTAATTCCTGACAGCAACGAACAGATAGAGAAAGAGGAAATAGCAATTAGGTACAACGATCATTGGAGGCTGGCGAAGGTAGAGGATATGCTGTCTTTTTTGATGTCTTTCCAAAAGGTTGATTTAAAATCGTTTGTCTCTAAAGAGCTAACAGGGAATACAGTAAATATGCCTGTTAGTNTAACCTTACTTTCTCTTTGGGAGCAAAAATGGAAAGAGAGAATGAACAGTATGGCTAAAAATAACGGCGATGAAAATAAAAATAAAGAAGCGGTATGACTACATATAGATTAAAAGGAGAGTCTATTGAAAACTTGATCAAGCGGTTTAAAAAGCAGTGCGCATTAGACGGGACAGTTCAAGATTACAGAAGCAGGGTATTTTTTAAGACAAAAAAAGAAAAAAGGTCGTTTAAGGCTCTTAAGAGCAAACAGTGAATATAAAAGCTTTTATACTCTGCCATCCAAAAGAAATAGAACAAACACGGATTGTAGCGCAGTATTACAGACAGTTTATGGATGTAGAAGTTTCCGTAAAAGATTTCATGCTTGTAAAAGAACACGAAGCAAGAAACGAAGGATTAGAAAAACTAAAGGACTGCGATTTTGTTTTAACCGTTGATTCAGATGAGATAATCTGTATCAAGGATATGGAGTGGATAGTATCAACAAAAGGAACAAGGTTTCAGATATTCCTAGCTAAACTTATAGATTATATGTTGCCAGATGAGGTTTTAAAGACACAAAGAGAGCATTGTCCTGTAATTCTGGTAAAACCTAACATAAAATTTTATGAAAACAGATGTATTTATGGAGAAGCATTTGTTCTCCCTATTGAAATTCACCATTTATCATGTATATTTAATGACAGAATTTTGAGAAACCAAAAGAGATACAAGGATCAGGGGTTAAGCGAGTATGCTGGTCTACAAAATATTCTTTCAGGAGAAAGAAAAAAGATAACTCCTCCTAAAGAGGTTTCAGAAATAATCGGAAAAATTTTGGAGGTATACAATGAATGATTTCAGCAAACAATCTCGTAATAGAAGTCCTAAGGATTATAAAAGAACCTACTGACGGTACTGGACAGTATACAGCGGCAAACGTTATCCAAATTCTAAATTTATGCCAAGATGAAATAACCTCAGATATCCCCGATTTTCTAAAGACCAAAGATGAAACCCTTGTAAC